AAAAACAAACAGAGTACAGATTGTAAGATTTGGTAGTAAAGAGTTATCTATTAAAAAAAATATACCAGCTAGACAGAGATCGTTTATGGCAAGGTTTCGTCCTATCTTGGCAAGAGCAAGAAGATCAGGAAAACAACTGAATACTACTCCTGTTTATTGGGCAGTACAATCTTGGAAAAAAGGTTTTAGAATATGATAGATAAAATTTGTTATTTTTTATTTGGAACATTAGACAAGTGGTGTGCTTGGGTAGATGATATGTTCACAACAAAACCAAAGAAGAAAAAGAAAAAACAAACTGCACCAGAGGATTTATTTAATGGAGAATAGATGAAAGTAAGTTCAGAATCATCAATTAGTATGCCTATTAAAAATATGGTTGCGATAATTATTGGAATTTCTGCTGGAATTTTTGCTTTTACAGAAATAACTGCAAGACTTACATCATTAGAAACATCAAGAGAGTTGATGAACGCAGATTTATTAAAAGCAAGTGAACAGACCACTGTAGATAAAGAGCAATTTATCCTGATCGAGGATTTGTATAAAACTACTGATGAACATACAGAATTATTAAACAAAAACATTCACAATCAAGTAATGCTACAACATTTAGAAAAACAATTAGAAAAAGCATTAGCTGATTTAGAAAAATTAAAAGATAAAGTTAGGGAGAACGGAAATGGAAATAGTCATTAGTTTATTATTATTTCTGGGAGAACCTGCGGTATTGAAAGAACATTTATACATACAAGATCAAAAAATGGCAACCTGCCTTAAAATGAAAAGAGTTGCCGAGAGAAGCAGTAATGCTAAATACCAATGTGCTAAAGTAAAAGCTACAGTTATTGTAGATGAATATTCTGGTGAGAAAAAAATTACTAGCATAACAAGTATGGACTAATGAGAAAAGAACACAAAAGCCCTACTGGTGGATTAACTGCAAAAGGTAGAGCATACTTTAAAGCTAAAGGTCATAATCTAAAAGCTCCCGTCACAGGAAAAGTAAAACGAGGATCAAAAGCGGCAAAAAGAAGAAAGAGCTTTTGTGCTCGTATGTCTGGAGTTAAGGGTGCTATGAAAGATAGCAAAGGTAGACCAACAAGAAAAGCATTAGCTCTACGAAAATGGAAATGTTAAACTATGAGTAAAAAATTAAAAGCATTAACTAAACAACAAATGAGCACACTTAAAAAACATTCTGTTCATCATTCAACAAAACATATGAATTTTATGAAAGATCAGATGCGAAAAGGAAAATCATTCAAAGTCGCACACAGAATGGCTCAATCAAAAGTTGGAACATAATATGAGTAAAGAAACAGAAAAGAAATTATCAGAACTGCACAGCAAACTAACTGATAAACTATTAGAAAAAATCAGAGACCCAGAAGTAAAAGCTTCTGATCTTAACGTTGCTAGGCAGTTTTTAAAGGATAATAACATAGATTGTGTACCTACCGAGAACAACTCTATGGCGAAACTTGCAGAGGAGCTCCCATTTAAGCTCTCTGATGTAATACAAGGTAAAGGAGACATAAAGCAATAAACGCTTATATACACGCCTCTAGTGGCGTTTAAAGGGTATATTATGAAAGAGATAACCCAAGATTTCAGGAACTTCCTGTATATCGCTTGGAAACATTTAAATCTTCCAAGCCCAACAAAAGTGCAATTTGATATTGCCGACTATTTACAGAATGCACCAAGACGAGCAGTTATACAAGCCTTTCGAGGTGTAGGTAAGTCTTGGATATGTAGTGCCTTTGTATGTTGGAACTTGTTGAAAAACCCCGACTTAAAATTTCTCGTGGTATCAGCAAGTAAAACAAGAGCAGATGATTTCAGTACATTTACAAAAAGACTAATAACTGAAATGGACATACTAAAGCACTTAACACCAAGATCAGACCAAAGGGGAAGTAATGTATCCTTTGATGTTGCCCCTGCAAAAGCGGCACACTCTCCATCTGTTAAGTCCGTAGGGATCACAGGACAACTAACAGGTAGTAGAGCAGATTATATTATTTCTGATGACTGCGAAAGTTTAAACAATAGTTTAACTCAAAGTATGAGAGATAAACTTACAGATAACGTTAAAGAGTTTGAAGCTGTATTATCTCCTAATGGTAAGATTATATTTTTAGGTACACCACAATCGGATATGTCAGTTTATAATGACTTACCGACTAGAGGATATGAAACTAGAATATGGACAGCTAGAAATCCTGAAAAACTAAAAGCATACAGATATGAAAACAAACTAGCACCTTTTATTAAAGAAGGTAAGTTTGGAGAGCTAGAACCTATTGATCCCGAAAGGTTTGATGATTTAGAGCTCAAAGAAAGAGAAGCAAGTTATGGACGAAGTGGCTTTGCCCTTCAGTTTATGCTTGATACTACTTTATCAGATAAAGAAAGATACCCACTTAAATTAAGTGATTTAGTAGTAATGGACATCAATAATGATGTAGCTCCCGTCAAGTTAGCTTGGGCGGGTAGTCCCGAATACATTTGTGAAGATTTACCAAGCGTAGGTTTTACAGGAGATAAGTATTATAAACCTATGTTTAAATCCGAAGACTTTGGAGATTACAAAGGTTCTGTAATGTCTATTGATCCTGCGGGTCGTGGTCAAGATGAATTGGCGATTGCCATAGTCAAACAGCTAGGTGGTAATCTATTTGTGCAGAACTGCACGGGGTTAAGTGGTGGGTATACAGAAAGCAATCTAACGAAGATTGCAACACTAGCTAGAGACACTAAAGTTAATATGATTATCGTTGAGAGTAACTTTGGTGATGGTATGTTTACACAACTATTAAAACCTGTAGTCCAAAGGTATTATCCTGTGACTATAGAAGAAGTTAATCATACCAAACAAAAGGAACTTCGTATCATTGATACGTTAGAACCTGTGATGAACCAACATAGGTTGGTTGTTAGTCCGCAGTTAATACGTCAAGATTTTGACACAACTGACCCTAACTACCAATTATTCTATCAGTTAACTAGGATAACAAAAGATAGAGGATCATTAAGAAATGATGACCGACTTGATGCTCTTGCAATCGCTGTTGCCTATTGGGTAGAACAAATGGCTATAGACAGCGAGAACCAACTTCAAGATCATAGAGAACAATTATTGAAGCAAGACTTGGAGAAGTTTCTAGAAGGAACTTTTGGACATAGCCAAACAAAAGACCGATGGTTTTAAAGACAAGCACGGGCTAATACAACTACTACGATTACTCTGATTAGTATTAACTATAGTATTATATCTATAGTATTAGTTGTAGTATTATATCTATTAGATAATATCAGAGTGTTATCTCATTAGGTACACGCTGGAGAACTACATATTGTAGCGTTAGTAGTCCTGACTACCGATTTTATCAAGGATTAAGCTAAAAGCTAGTATTGGTGTAGGTAGTTAACGACTGAAACAACTCGGGTGTTGCACAATTACAACATCTTGTCAACTCATTTTGTTTTGTTGGAAAAATTTGAAAGGGTATCTCGTTTGCATTCACTATCGAAAAACCCCCGTACACGTGTAGATTGTATTTTAAAAAGACAAAATAAAAAACGTACAAACCACAACAAACAATAATAAGGATATACAATCCGTTTTATCTTAAATTATAACGGCTTGTTTTTTTTGTGGGTGGTTTCTTTAAGTGACA